ACCCCCGTCCTAGTCACGAACAGACGGCAAGGGGCGTTGTCTTTTGGTGAAGACCGACTCGGTTACACAATCCCGAAAGCGTTGGATGGCATCTTCGATCAGGCAACTAGCGATGGTGGGGTGGAAGTTTATGTCGTTAATGTATTGGATGCGTTTGGCACTCAGGCAACGACAGAGGTCACGGGGCAAGAACAAACCTTTTCTAACGATGTAATCCAGATCCCACGGGGCGCGACTTCGTTAGTGGTTACTGGCACGGGTGGCACTCCCACTTATGTTATGAATACGGATTATGTTTATGACGAGGGCAACGGCATTATCACCCGTGTTGAGGCTGGTTCAACTCCTGCTGATGCGGATGTTGAACTGGATTACAGCTATCCCAGTGGTGCGCACAAAACCACCGTGACGGAATCGGCGGAAACTTTTGCCACTAACGACACAATTCAACTGGAAGAAGGTTTAAGTGCGGTTGTTGTTAACGGCACGGGCGGGACTCCCACCTATGTTCTAAATACTGATTACGGCTTAGATACTGCGGCGGGTGTCATTACTCGATTAGCGGGTGGGGCGATCGCCGCTGGTGCTTCTGTGGAAGTGACTTATACCTATGTCGATCCTTCTATCGTCCAAAATTCCGACATTATCGGCGGTGTGGATGGTGATGGCGATCGCCTTGGTCTGGAAGCAGCAAAAGATTGTTACGCGCTATTCGGTGTGAAGCCTCGGTTATTGATTGCCCCTGGTTATTCCTCTGTGGTGTCGGTGACTTCGGCGATCGATGTGGTTGCTTTCAATATTGATGCGATCGGCATTGTGGATGCCCCCATTGGGATTAGCGTGAATACGGCTATTTCGGGACGTGGTGCGCAAGGGACGATCAACTTCAACTATGGGAGTCGCAAGCTTGTCGGGATTTATCCTCACGTCATGATTTCCCGCAATCTGACTAACACGAACGAGCTAGACCCGACATCCGCCCGATTTGCTGGTCTTTGGATCAATACAACGGCGGCACAAGGGATCTCTAAGTCGCCATCAAATATTGAGATTCGCGGCATCGTTGATGTGGAGCGACCCATCGAGTTCATCCTCGGCAATTTCACCACAGAGGCGAATAACCTTAACGACGTGGGAATCGTGACGGTCGTCAATGGATTTGGTACGGGGCGACGGACTTGGGGCAACAGAAGCTTTGCCTATCCGGCAAACACCAGTCCCGAGAACTTCATGTGCATCGAATTTGCTCGCATTGTGATCCATGAAGCCCTGCAATTTCTGGCGTTTCAGTATATCGACGGCAAGCTAAACAACGCCCTGATTGAAAGCTTCCTTGATTCTGCAAATGCGTATCTAAGAACGTTGATTGCCAGTGGTGATCTGCTGGACGGTTCGCGGCTTTATTACTCGCCTAGCGACAACCTCCCCACTCAGTTAGCCGATGGCATCGTAAGTTTCAGACTGCAAATGTTGCCGCCGCCCCCTGCTGAAAATATCAACATCATCTCAATCCTAGATGTTGCCCTTGCTGCAAACCTTAACGTCGGTCAAGAAGCCGTAGGAGTGTAATTCATGCCAGTAAGAAAACCCATTAATATGCGTGCCTACATTGGCGGCATTGATGCGACGGGAACCGTTCGAGGATTAGAACTGCCCACGATTGAATACAACCAGAAAGAGTACGCGGGTCTGGGGATGGCTGGAACGATGGAACTCCCCGAAAACGTTGCGCCGTTGGAGTTCACGATCATGTGGCTGCATTATCCCCCTGAGTTTTCACGGGCTATTTACGATGGTTCGTTTACTTCGCAAATCATCCTGCGAGGTGAGCAAAAAACCTATGACGGACGGGGGATTGCTCTTCCGCAACAGTTGTCAATGACGATGCGTGGTCGCCCCAAAGAGGCTGAACTGGGTTCGTTTGAGGATGGCGAAACTTCTGAACCCCAAACCGTTTACGCCTGTGATTATTTGATGGTGCAAATTGGGGGGGCTGTTCAATATGAATTTGACGTGTTGAATGGCATCAAAGTAGGCGGCAATTTATTAAGTTTATTTGGGCTGTAATCCATGACGAAATCAACGGAAGTAACGGGAAAGCCTGATTACATTGCCTATCTGGAATTGGGGGAGGGCGATCGCCTAGAAGTCAAAAAGGAGGCGACGGGATTAGACCTGTACTTTGCTCTAAAGGCACAGATTAAGGGGCAAGGTTTTGAGGCTTCGCTGATTTCTACTACTTGTACTCGCAACGGTGAAACGCTGACTATTGATGCGGTAAACGGGCTAGATGCTGAGATTTCTGAGACTCTATCCGGTGTGCTGTTTTCTCTGGCGGAACTGAAGCCTATTGCTGTGGAATCGTTCCCCAAACAATACGAGTTGGGAGATAAAAAAATAACGTTACTCCGTAATCGGTTGGTGGGGGATAACGCTAAGGCTCAGGCACGGGCAAACAACGATCAGGCGGCAGTGGCTTTTTGGTTGCTGAGCTTCTTGATACAGGTGGATGGCAAAGCCCTAACCTATGATGATTTTCTTGATATGCCTGCGGGTGAAGTTCAAGCGTTGATGCCCCTCGTAACGCCAAAAAAGAACAAATTCCATCTTGTCAGGATTTAATCTTTGCCTGCCAAATCCTCAACTATCCCCTCAATGAATTTCTAAAGCTGGATTCTGATGAGGGGATTTTTTGGGTAAATCAGGCGATCGCCTTCCGTAAACGAGAGAACCAAGAAGCCGAAAAAGCTGCCAAACGAAAACGATGAGTGAAGCCCAGTTAAGAATCGAAATCAGCGCGGTTGCTGATCAGGCAAGAGCGGAAATTGAGGCGTTAAAAGCTCAGATTGATGGGCTGAATAAGACAACTCAAAGCATCGCCCTTGGTGAGCAGATGCAGCGGGTTGGGAGTCAAATCTCCAACGTGGGTCGTTCGATAATGAACACCATGGTCGGGCTTGGCTCTTCAATTTTTGAGGTGTCGAGCAATTTTGAAACCTCGATGGCGGAACTGGGGAAAGCCGCAAACCTCACAGGCGATCCGCTGCAAAGCATGGGTCAGGATATCCTTGAACTGTCCCGAACAATCCCGATCGCCGCCACTGGTTTGGCTGAGATTGCCACAGCCGGATCAAAGATGGGCATTGGGGCTAAAGGGCTAAAGGAATTTACAGAGCTTACGGCGCAAATGTCCACGGCGTTCGACATGACCGCAGAGGATGCAGGGAATTCGGTGGGGAAATTAGCCGCTTCGTTTGGCATGATTGACGATGGGGTTTTAGACGTTAAACGACTGACCAAGTTTGCGGATAACGTCAACGCCCTAGGGGATAGCATGGCGGTTACGGAGTCTGAGGTTTTGAACTTCGTGCAACGTGCCAGTGCGATGAAAGATTTTGGAATGGGGGAAAGTGATATCGCGGCATTTGGTGCTTCGATCATCGAGTTGGGCATGGCTCCTGAGGTTGCTGCAAACGCATTTACAAGTTTTGGTGGGGTGTTGGCTAATGCGACGAAAGCGACTCCCAAGGCGCAAGCGGCATTTGAGGAATTAGGTTTTTCCGTAGAAGAACTCCAGTCAAGGATGCAGGCTGGAGAAGGTACTGCTGTGATGCAGGAAGTTTTTGAGGCGGCGGCGGCAAAGGGTCCCGAAGCCTTGGGAATTTTTAACGATATTATCGGTGCTGGTTTTGATGACGAGTTGGCTCGGATTGCAGGGGCTTCCGAGGGAATTGGGAAAGGGTTTCAGTTCTTAGGGAAGGAAGGATCAAGCGTCGCTGATTCCTTTGAAACGATGGCCAGTACCTCGGCGGCAAAGATGCAACTCATGCGGAATGCTTTTGCTGAATTGGGGATTGCCTTGGGTGCGAGTGGGTTGACTGATGCGATCACCGGAATTGCTCAGGCGTTAACCAAGATGGCGATCGGCTTAGCTGAAGCACCTGCTTGGGTGAAAAATCTTGCGGTTGGTTTTGGGGCGTTAACTCTTGGGGTTGGAGCGTTATTGATTCCCCTTGGCGCATTTATGCAAATCGTCGGCACAGTCATGGCCGCGGGGGGACTTACTGCCATCATTGCCAATATCAAAGCTGCTTTTGTTGGATTAGGGGCGGCAATTGGTGTTGTGGGTGGGTTGATTATTGCGGCTGTAGCGATCTGGATTTGGAATATTATTTACATCATTGCTAAAGTCAGAGAATTTGGGAGTGTTGGCGCATTCCTTGCCGAAGTTTGGATGGGCGTGAAATACACAGTTGTGTCCGTTTTTCAAGCTATTTTGCAGACTGTAATCAGTGTTTTACAAGGATTGTGGCAAGCAATAACAGGGATTTTTCAGAATATTGTTAGTACGATTCAATCTGTCATGACCGCAGTACAATCGGCAATGGTTTCTCGATGGAATGCTATTAAATCCGCCGTTGTAGCCGCAATTCAAGGCATGATTACCTCTATACGATCAACAATGGCTCAAATCCCTTCTGCTATTAGTAGTTCTTTGAGTGCAGCGGCAGGGGTGGTAACAGGATTTATTGGTTCATTTCGTTCTGCTGGTGTGGGCTTAATTTCGGCATTGGTGGCAGGGATTAAATCTAAGATTGGAGAGATTAAAGCGGCAGTCAGTGAGGCATTATCTGCGGCGCGGGCGTTACTCCCATTCTCTGATGCCAAAGAGGGACCATTCAGTGATCTGACTTATTCCGGTGGTCAGTTGATGGCAACGATCGCTAAGGGAGTTTTAGGGAATGCGGCGGCGGTTCCTTCTGCCATGTCCC